GTATCACTCCAATCATCTGAATAGTAATATCCTGTAATTTCACCATCCTTATTGCATTTCTCAGCACGAAGTAAGTTAACAGGCATATGATAAGCCTTAATTATTCTATCGTGTTTATCGTTGTAGTGTACCTGGAATGCAAATTGACCTAACATTTTACGGTCAAAGATTACTTTCTTTAAATCTTCATTGTCAATTGTAGCACACAAAGATGCCCATTCATTAGGTTTCTTAGCGGAATCCAATGCACTTAATCCACGTCCGTAAACTAAACGTGCAACGTTGTTAATGATTGCCGAGTTCGTTGTGGAGTTCGTGTGTCTATCTATCAAGAATTGAAAGAAATCATTGTTCTCGCCAAAATCCACCCAATTCTCACGTTTCGATTCCTGAATTACAGGTGTCGTGTAAGCACTTAGGTTTAATATGTGTAGGTTATTCATATACGATAAATTCGTTTGTTGTTTGATTCGAAATGTATTGACCATCGTTTACAGTATATGCACTGATGGTTTGGTCTGTGCAGAATACTTTGTCTTTATGGCAGATAGTTGCACCGTTGTTTAGTAGTAATGTGTATGTATGTCCTTCAACAAGTGCAAATGTTGCAGTAACCGTGTTTACATAGCCTCCCTGAGTTGAACTTGTAATGCTTATTGAAGTAGTCTTATTTGTTTGTTCATCAGTAATTGACATCGTTGTGTAATTCTCGAATCTCGGAATGAAACTAAATGTCTGAGCTGAAGTTGATGTTGTTAATACTATCATACCTATTAAACGACAAAAGAAAGAAAACGTTTTAAAATAGAAAAGGGAGACCGAAGCCTCCCCAATCACGCTATGAAAAGAAAAGTATTATGCAGTTACAATTGTAGCAGCTCCAAACACAGTAGTTGCCAAAGCAGTTTCTGTTGAACAATCAATTAGATTAGCCATCAGTTTCTCTGTGCCGACCATAGTCAAAGTGTAACCATTTAGGTCACCCATCGCACTACCGTTCATTACGTTTGCAGTAGTTAATTCCATTCCATGCTCTAAACCAGCAAGGAAGAATTGATTGTTTCTGTTTTTAATTACAACGTAAGGACGTCCGTAAGCTAACAATTTAACATTTTTGTGAGTAACAGCATCTTGTTTTTTAAGAGTAACTGTCAAAGTTTGCTCAACAAAAGTTGTTCCGTTCTCACGAGATGAAGTAATCACTTGGTCAAAAGTGTTTGCTCCTTTTAATTCATATTTGTACAAGTTAGAAACACCTGCAATAGTATCAATCACATCTGTGTTTGTACCATCATAAGTAATACTTGTATAGTCTCCGAAGTTAATGAAGTAGATAGCATCAATTCCACCTACTGCATCTTTACATACTTCTAATCTACCGTTTGCGATATCACAAGCCATTTTTTTATATTTTATAAGTTAAACAAAAAAGGGAAGGCATTTGACCTCCCCTTTAAATTAGTGTCTGTTAAGATTAGTTAGCAGAGTTTGTGATTCCGTAAGTAACCATATCCTCAGCAAATCCGTATTTCGCATCTGCAGTAAATCGCATGATAACACGAACGTTCTCAGAACCGTCAAGGTCAGCCATGTCTAAAACTTTAACTTGGTTCATGTCATTCAACAAACCTGTAGCGAAGTGTAAGTTAGAAGTTGTAGTTGCGATACCTGTGTTAGCAGCCAAACCGTTTGCCATAAAGATTGGAAGACCATCAAAAGACAAAGAACCGTTTGTGTACCATTGTGTACCTTGGTTGTTAGTACCGTTAGCACCTAAACCTGATGCACCAAATCCACCCAAAGCACGGATATATGCTTTAACGATGTTTTGAGATAAGTATAATTTCAAGTCTGGTTGTCCGTACATACGAGCAGGAATAGCATCAACCAATTTACCGATTTCAGCAACAACGTTTGCAGCAGTAACAGTTGTACCAGCAACCTCTTGTGCAGATGGTAAAGCAGCATCAGCAGCGATTTGTACAGCAATACCGTCAAATTGACCAGCAGTTGCGTTAGCACCTGTCCAGATTGTCGTTTCCATAGAAGAAGCAACTTTGTCAGCAACGTATCCGATTAAGTAATCAGCGAAAGATTTAGGTAAAACATCAAATGCAGAGTAACCCATCTCAGCTGCTTGCCATGTAGAATGGAAATCTTTTTTACACAATTGTAAATTCACTTGGAACTCTTCAGGTTGAAGAACTCTTTCAGTTAATGTTACTGTAGATGTAGCGGAAAAATCGCATGATGCATTAGCAATCACAGAATCTGTACCGACTTTCTGAATTACTTGTTTGTATTTTACATTTGGGTGAATAGTCATTCCACCTTGCTCTAATGTTGGAGCAGATAATAGGGCAGCAGCGATGTATTTTCCGCTAAACTCGCCACTATAACTTGTAGTGATGCTTGTTGTTGTAGGCATTGTTTAAAATTTAATTAGTTAATAAATTATTTGTTTAATTTTTCAAAGATTGAATCCAATGTTGTTCTTGCTTTTTTGTTTGAGAACTTCATCATTTCAACTGGATTCGTGTTTTCTGGATTAAAAGAGATTGGTTTAGGCTCTTCTGAAAGTTCGGTTGCTTCAACTGCAACTTCGTTAACTTTAGAAAGCAATTCCAATTTAGCTTTCAATTCAATATTTTCGTTTTTAAGTGCTTCGATTTCTGAGAAGAATGTTTCTTTTACGATTGATTCAACTGTTTTCTTAGGAGCAGTTTTTACTTCTGATGCTTCAACAGGAGCTTCCTCTTCAACTTCAACTTCCGCTTCAGGTGCTTCAGGCATTTCTTCCTCTTCTTTTTCTTCTTTGATTTCAGCAATTACTCCTTCTTCAATAACTACTAAAATACGCCCATCTTCCAATTCGTATTCTCCTACTGGAACAGGAATCTTTTGCTCGTCCTCTGTTACGATGAATACAGGTGCATCCATTTCAAACGCATCAGCTTCAAAGATGGTAACTCCATCTACTAATTTCATTTGCTCTAAGCTAACTTCCATTCCTAAAAGTGCTTTGATTTTGTTAATTGTGTTATTTTTCATTTTTCGTTTTTATTTAATTAAAGATTTTGCCGAATTTAATTCTCTTTCATATGATACAATTGCTTGAGCAGAATCTTCTAATAACATATCTAAATTGTCAATCGTTTGAATTAAATCAGAATATTGTTTACTACTTTTTGCATCAATACCTAATTCTTTTGATGTCTGTTCTATATCAAATTTTATTGCCTTTGCTTTTGCAATAATATTTTTTATAGAGGTTTGTCCTGCTTTAACATTTTTTATTTTTGCATCTGAATTAGAGATGTTATTTTTTAAATCATTAGAAGATTGATTAAATTTACCAGTGATAAAGTCATATTGTTTTTTAACTTCAACAAATTGTTTTTTATCTGATTCAAATAGTCTTGTATTCTTAATTAATACATCATAAGATTTATCAATATCTACAATAGCACCACCAACAGATTTAATTACTTTAGATGATTCTTGATTTAATTTAGAAACATCTTCTTTAATACCAAGTTCTACTTCGTGTTTTGCTAACTCAGTAACATCATTGATTGCTGATACTTTCTTAAATACTTCATTTAAACCCATTGTTCTTTTTTTATTACAATATTAGAACGAATACAATTAAATTTTGTTGTATATTTGATGTGCAACTAACTGTAATTAAAGTGAATAAAATTAAAATACAACGAAAGAAATGTGGTACTTATTTACCTAAAGAAGATGCAATTAATAAATTAAAACAATATCTTAAATCACAGAAAACAATATTGATTAAAACCTATACAGAAATAATTTCTTTTAATGAAAATATAAGTTTTGATGATGATTTGGATTTTAATGAAATATCAAAATCAGAAATATTAAATAGATATTTTAAATATGTTAAAATGTATGAGGAACTTGAAATGTATGATATTAAAACAATACATAAAGCATCTTTAAACTCTACAAAAAGAATGTTTCCATTTTACTATTGTAGAAAGTGTGATGATTTATCCAAGTATAATATTTTGTATAATAATATTATTTGTAATAAATGCGAACAAAAAAAATATTTAAAGTGGCAAAAAGAAAAGAAAAAAACAAACGATTCTTATAGATTTATTTGCAATACAAGGGCATTAATTCACATAACTATAAAAAATCAAGGATATAAAAAAAACACCAAAGCATCTAAAATATTAGGGTGCGATTGGGAAGTTTTCAAGACATATATTGAACGTAAATTCACTGAAGGTATGTCTTGGACTAATTATGGCAAATGGCATCTTGACCATATATACCCAATAAGTAAAGCCACCTCGTATGAAATGGCTTTAGAATTAAATCACTATACTAATTTTCAGCCTTTATGGGCATTTGATAATTATAGTAAAAATAATAAGATTGTAGAACATCAAAGAATGCTGCCTTTTTAATTATCCGTTCTGACGTACGATAGTTCGTGTTCCGCCATTGACTGTTACCGTAACATTTTCAGTTCCTGTAATCGAACCTATGCCTTGTGCCTGTAAACTTCCATCGCAACATTTCTTGGAGTATTTACCATCTTCACAAAGGCATCCTCTTCTGCTTCCTGCTTTAGGTGAAGAGTAACTTGGTGTTTTAAATTTTGCCATCTTCTAATATTATTTGTTTGATTTTTTCTAATATGATATCCTCTTCAGACATCTGAGACATTTCTAACTTGTCAGCAAAGTAACCTTCAATTGAGAATCCTTTTACTTTACCTTCCTTAACGTCTTTCCATACTTCATCATTATTTACCTTCATTGAAATCATCCAAGTTCCTTTTGGTAAACTGAATCCGTATTTTACTGATTTGTCGTGCTTCTCGGATTCAATAATCCAAGATTCAACTACTGACATTCCTTTCAGTTTTTTGTCGTGTTCATAGGTAGCATTGTTCTGATTTGCGTTCATTAAGAAAAGCTCTGATGCTTTGCGTACCGTGTCCTCTGAAAAATAGATATAGTATTCTTCTTTCTTTTCGTTTACTCGGTAGATGTTTTTGTTTGGAATCAAAGCAGCACCCATTAAGATACGTTTCTCTTGGTCAATCTCTTTTAACTCTACCTCGTGTTTTGATAGATGAATAAAGTTTTCCTCAATGGCAGGAGAATGTACCACGGACACCGCGTCAATTCCGCTAAGTGAATCTTTTTCGTCAATTATTAATTCTATAATTTTCATAATATAAAAACGATTTATTGTACTAATGTTGCATTTTCAATTCTGTTTCGGTCTAAGCTCTGAGCAGATGTAACTTCACCTGACACTACATAAGCCCTACTTGGTTGTTGTTGTAGTTGTGCTAATTGGTTGATTCCAGAATTACCTACAACGTTAAAGGATGGTGACATCACAGAACCTGCTGCTCCTGTTTCTCCTCCTGTAGATGATGGCACAGTATTACTTCCTCCATCATATTTTGCTTTATTGATAGTTGCGATTTGCAATGCTCCCATAGCACCTGCCGCAATACCGAATGGAATACCTGTTGGAATACCTCCACCATTACGAACCGAGTTAACTACGTTTGATGCAGTATCAATTATCGTTTGTACAATTCTGAGTTTCTTATCACGGTCAAACATTTTGCGTTTGATTGCATCCTCTTCCTTGCTGCCTTTCTCAACATTCTTTAAGCGTTCGTTATCTTGAGCATTCAATAAGCCATTAAGTGAACCCATTGCCTGAGTAAATGTTTGAGCATATTTGAAAATCAAATCAACTTTTTCTTTCTGAGTTGCCTGTGCTTTTTCAAGTTGTTTTTTTTCAATTGCATCAATCTCATCTGCTTTTGCTTGTTCGATGATTGCTAATTGTTCTGCATTTCCTTCTGCTAATGTTTCAAGAGTAAAGTATTTTTGGCGTACTAATTCAAGTTGATACTCCTCCTCTGTCATTGATTTCTTCAGCCTGTTTTGGAAGTTCTGTTCATCAATTTCAAGTATCTTATCCTCCATCTCTTGGATAGATGCCAATCTTAATTTCTCTGCTTCTTTGTTTGCTTCAGCAAGTTTATCTGCTGCAATCTTTGCATACTTATCTCTGATTGCATTAATCTCTTCCTGATGAGCAATTAGTAAGTCTTTGTCACTTTGATTTGCTGCATCTGCTTGTGCATAAAGTGCTTCATACTTATTATCTAAATCTTGTAATTCTTTTTCTTGAGCATCCGTTATTTTGGATTGACGTTCTTTTTCTTTGGAATCTAAATAAGCAATTAAATCTTCATTATACTTTTTGTTTAATTCCTTAATAATTGATTTATTATCTTTTGTTTCTTGAACTGCTTTATCGTGAGCATCCTGCTGTTGCTCTTTTATCTTATCATTCTTTTCTTTCTCTGCCTCTAATTCTTTTTTCTTAGCATCAGTTATTTCTTGTTGAATCTCAACTTGATTTTGATGGATTACATTTCTCTTATTTTGATATGCTGCTTTTAAGTCAGCGTATTCTTCCTTAAGTGCCTCTCGTGTTTTGGTAACTAATTCTCTTTGTTTTTCAATTACCTCATCACTCATACCTGCCATCTTATATGATTCAAGTATGTTTCGTTGCTTTTCGTAAGTATTTCGTGCAGTTGCAACAGATGCTTCCTCCAATGCAATCTGTTCATCAGCGTGTTTTAAAGCTAACTTCCTTAATGCCTCAGCACTTGCACCTGCTGCCTTAGCCATGTTATACTCATGACCATTCTTTTCCTTTAATGCATCGCCTGCTTTATCTGCTGATGCCTTTTGTCTATTTAGTGCATCCGTGTTTTTCTTGATAGATGCCGCTGCTTCCTCATTAGCCTCAGACGATTCCATTAACCATGAAATCAATTTATATCCAACTGCCACAACTGCGATAATAGCAGCAGCAATTGCAACCAAAGGATTTGCGTTCATTGCAGTATTCCACAACCATTGCAACGCAGTAGATATCTTTTGAATTAGAGTAAAGGATTTGACCTGTGTAATCAAAGTTTTAAATGAATCAACAGATTCCATCACTCCCTGAACTCCTTGTGCCATCGCCATTGCTGACTGTACCTTCAACAATGCTTTTTCAACATCTGCTGATTCTGTACCAAACAATCCCATCGCACCCTGTACTGCTTGGAATCCATCCATAGCACCGCCTAAGGATTTAGTTAACGCACCAAACTTGGCATCAGGATTAAATGCATCAGTTAAGTCCTTTGCGTCTCCAATAGCATCTTTTAATTTCGCTGCTTTCTTTGCTGCCTCAGTAGCTTCCTTTGATGTAGCACCAAACTTATCTGCCATTGCAGCTACTTCCGCCTGTGCTTCCCTTAATTGGCTTCGTAAACTACCTAAATTACTCTGTATGTCTAACTCAATCGTCTTTTTCTCAGCCATTTTTTCGTTTGTTTAGTGCTATTTTTCTTCTTTCTTGACGTGTCATTTTTCTAAAGGATGTTGTGTAAGCGTATTTTCCTTTTGCGATGTCTATGTTTTCCGAGATTCCGTAGAAATTATCTACTGATAGCATTGAGATTATGTTCTTTATCATTTCTGTATAATATTAATATTGGTTAATTCCGTGATTCCTGTGTTCAGTGTGTAGGTAACATCCACTGGGTAGACTGTTCCTGCTGTATTTGGAGGTAAAGTGATGTCAACATACTGAGGAGCATCGATTGTTGTAGGTGCAATTAATATGTCAGGTACAGTTGTGCTTACCTCTGCACTGATTGCTCCGTTAACAAAGTCAATCGGAACTGCAATTGTACCTCCATCAACTCCAACATATGGTTGATAAGTAGAATTTACCATCGGTCTGAAGTCTAATATTAATTCAAAGTTTACTTCGCCTGTTGTTAGGTTGGATTGCATTGAGTTAATGATGTATCTTTTATCTCTAATGATTAATCTATCGTTTAATTGTAAACCAGTAAGCAAGCTAATAGGCAACATCGTTTTTACCTTCACAATTCTTTGCTTCAGATTGTATAAGTTATACAAATAACTAAAATAATAAGTCCCAAATAACGTTTGTTGTACAGGCACATTTAACATCGTTGAAATGTCAGGAGCAAAGTTTAACGTGTAGTCAGTTAAGTTCGTGTATAAGTCTTGCCCAAATGGCGTGTAATTTAAAATAAGACCTGTTGAACTGCCATCATTAAAATGGAAAGAAACATCTTTGTTATCGTATTGATACAATAAAACAGGTTTAGGAATGTATGGTGCAAACTCATTGTTTAGTGAGTATCCTACTTGTAAGTCGGTACCTGTAAATTTGTTTTGCAATAGATTCTCAAAAGGAACTTGTAAAGTAAACTCATCACCATCATAATTGTACTGATATGATGTATCTCCATAGTTACGATTGAAGAGCTGAGTAAATTGCTTATTTAGAAAACAGTCAGATTGCTGATATTGCATTGAAATCTTTTTATAGAGTTTCATTCTATCAATGTCAATAGTATCTACGTCCGTGTATTCAGAGATATCAACAATAGC